GTTACCCTTATGTTGGCATTGGGGATCAACTGGTTTTTCGCTTCCTACTGCTACTCTAATAATAACTTTGGGATCTAATTTACCATTAGACATTTCAATAAATTTATCTAAGTGATTAACTATTTGATCAACTCCCATTAATATAAAATTCCATCTAGGGTATGTTGAAACAGGTATCATACCTGCTATAGCCATTCCATTTGCTAACCCTGATTGTAAGTATTCAGCTACAGGTAATTCTAATTTTTTATTTGCTGGTAGATGAGACATAGTATCAAACAGTCCTGTTCCTTCATACTCAACAGCTTGTCCTATAAACAATGTTTTAGGATGTTCAGCTAATAAGCTCATTGCTTTTTTTAATTCTTCAAAGTATTTCATAACTATGTTTTAAAATTGAACTCGCATACCAGCACCAGCATGTGGGTATTTATCATTTGTATATTGATAATATACTAAACTTTTCTGGAAATGCAAACCTCCTTGATATTTTGAGGTAAGGTAATAAGGTTGATCTCGTTTCCAAATATCTGGTGTTGGGGTGCATACTGATTTTTGGTTATCTTCTATGATAAATGTAATAGGTAAATCATGATTTGAACTATATTTGTATGCTTCATGAAATGCTCCAGTCTCAGCAGACATATCTCCTACCCAACACCAAACCCAGCTATGATTACCTTGAAGTTTGTTTGCTAAAGCAATCCCAGCTGCTATTGAGGGTATCCCTCCAACTATTGAGCTACATATAAACTTATATTCGGGTAAGTTAACTACCATAGATTTACCTTGCATAATATTATCTTCTAATACTTCAGGAGGTATACCTTTTAATAATCCTTGATAGTGATTTCTCCAGGTACAACACACCCAATCATTCTCTATATCGATATGATTGAATAAGGAGATCATTAATTCTTCATTTCCATGATATAAATGGATAGGGGCTTTTATTTCGCCCCTATTAAATGAATCTCCAATTTTTGTTTCAAATTGAATTAGTTCTTCTTTTACCATATAAATTTATTTTTATAATAATGGATTATATATTTTAATTCTGTATTAAAATCCACTGTAGGGTTCCATCCTAATTTTCTTAATTTATCATCATTCAAAGCATAACGAACATCTTGTCCTTGTCTTGAATATGAGACATCAATATAATGATAAGGATTTACATCTCCAAGGTATTCTTTAAGTATTTTTTCAACTGTTTCTTTATTGCTTTGTTCAAAACCTCCACAAATATTAAATATTTCATTTTTAACCCCAGATTCAATGATGGTTATTACAGCATTAGCTGTATCTCGAGCATGGAGCCAAGTTCTAATTGGGGTACCATCATTATGTAATGGTATTTTTTTATCTAACTTTAAATATTTACAAGATTTAGGTATAAGTTTTTCGACATATTGTCCTATCCCATAATTGTTAGTTGGTCTAACTATAATATAAGGAAGACTATATGTACGCCCCCAGGCTGTTACAAGCATATCCGCTGCTGCTTTAGTGGCTGAGTATGGGTTGGAGGGTTTAAGTAAATCTGTTTCGATGTGTTCTCCCTCTTTAATATCTCCATATACTTCATCTGTACTAAAATGTAAAAGTATAGGTTTGTCTGAGTGTTCCCCTCTATGGTTTTTAATTAATTCTAATAAATTATGTACTCCATTTATATTTGAAGATACAAATTCATCGCTATTAGTTATCGAATTACCTACGTGAGTTTCGGCGGCCGTGTTAATTATATAATCACAATCATATAAGAACTTTAAATCGTTTATATCGCAGCAAACGAATGAAAAATTATCATATTCGTTAAACTCTGCTAGTAAACTTCCATTAGCGGCGTATGTTATTTTATCCACTCCTTTTACATACCATCCTTTATCGAGACATGCTCTTGTTACATAGGATCCTATAAACCCTAAGCAACCGGTTACGTAAACTACTTTCATTAAATCATTCCATTTCTAGTTAAATAATCTTGGATAAGTTGTATTCTAGCTTCTCTAGGTATTCCTGTTACATGCATAAAATACCAGTCTTCAGGAATCGGTCTTCCGGTGTAAAGATAATTAGAAACCATGCAATTCCAACGATATCCTATATCAAATATAGGAACATTATTGACTTTTGTATAATAATTAAAATAATCTTGTTCTGCCCATTTTCCTTTGTTAATTAGCTTCATATCAAGATCATTATAGTTGAATATTTCCTTTTCAGTATTATCAACTAACATTACATCTATATTATAATACCCATCAGGTCTTACACCAAATGCATTATAACAATCACCCATTAAATCACCAGCATGGTGACCTCCATCTTTAGGTTGATCAATAAAAACTCCAATTTGGCCTTCAGGAACAACATCAAAGATATTAGGCGCGTACGGTTGAACTAATACATCTGAGCCTATCCAAAGGATTCTATCATATAATTGAAATAGATCATGAGCATACCATCTATCACAACTTGGGAACCATGTTGCCTCATCGTCATCAAATTTATCTATAATTTTTTGAGTTGATTCTCTCATTATTAAGAGATCAAGATTATGATTTTCACAATATCTTTCTAAGAAAGGATATGTTAATGAGGTAAGTTCGGTTTGATTGGTTGAGTACGTTAGTACTAGATTTTTTTTCTTCATATTATTTATTAAAGAATTTATCTACGATTGTTTCTATGTACTCTATTTGTTCTAATGTAATAATTGGAGAACATCCTAAGAAGAAAGTATCTGTTGTTACTTTTCTTGATACTGGGTATTTTTCAATTACTTCTTTTGAATCAATTAAGTGAGAGTATCCTGGTTGTAACATAATGTTACCTGCGAAGTATGGTCTAGTTTGAATCTTATTTGCTTCTAGGAATTGACAGAACTCAGCTCTTGTAAAATCCATTCCATCCTTAACTGTTAATGCAACCGCAAACCAATCTGGGTCTGACTTAGCTGTAGCTTTTGGTAGTATAAATTTGTCCTCATACTTTTTAAAGATATCAACAACCGCTTTATGATTTCTTCTTCTTAGTACTCCAATCTCTTCTAATTTTTTCAATTGAACATTACCCATTGCTGCTTGCAATTCTGTAGGTTTTAGATTGTATCCAATCTCTTCATAAGTGTACTTATGATCAAATATCTCATTAGGAAGACTTGGTAACCAGTTACTAAATCTAACCCCACATGAACCACATTCCAAAGCATTTGCTTTACCCTGGCAGAAACAACCTCTTCCCCAATCTCTAAAACTTCTTAATATCTTTTCTAATTGAGGATCACTACATGCTACAAATCCTCCTTCACCCATTGTAATATGATGTGCTGGGTAGAATGAGCAGGAAGCCATTTTGCCGAATGATCCTAGCATCTTACCGTCATATGTTGTCCCCAAGGCATCACAACAGTCTTCTAATAGGATTAGGTCGTATTTGTTTACAATTTCCATTAATCGATCCATGTTAGGTGGATTACCTAATACGTGAGCAAATGTAATTATCTTTGCATCAGGATGATCGATACATGCTTGTTCAACTTGATCTAAATCTAGATTAAGTGATTCTAATTCAATATCAACAAATATTGGTGTAAATCCTACTTGAATAGTAGGGCTTAATGTTGCAGGAAATCCTGCTATTGGAGTAATTACTTTTGTACCTTTTGGTAAATTTAATCCTCTTTTAGATGTTAAAGCTAACATCATTAGTAAGTTTGCACTTGAACCACTATTAACAATAACTCCAGTCTTCTGTCCTAATTTTTTAGGGAAACGTCTTTCAAACATTGCTCCTTCTTTACCTAAAACTAACCAACCCTCAAGCATAGTTCTAACAACTGCTTGTGCTTCTTGACCATCAAAATAAGGTCCGGCATATTGGACTAAATCTTTACCAGCAACCCATTTCTTCTCACTGTTCTTAGTTGTAATGTAATCTTGTACTAAATTTAAAATATTATCCATAACTGATTTTTATAAAGTATTATAGTAGTTGTTTTGTTTTTCTTGTCTATTAATTGTCTTTGGGTGGTATAGAGCCCATTCTTCTTCTACTGGGAGCATGCCATGTATCTTAAATCCTTCTAATACTTCGTGTACTTTATTAATCCATTTTATATGAGGAGCGTTCTTATAAATTCTCATTTGCCAATCAGCCCAATTAACCCATCCTTTTTCATTTACATTCCATCCCCACTTCTGAATATGCTCCTGAGTTAGCCCTTCTACAGTATTAACTCTAGGTACTCTAATCATATCAGCAACTTTGTTGTGCTCTAATACTTCTGGTAGGTTCTGGATTAAATTAGTATGTGGAATTTCATCGGCATCTATCTGAAAGATAAAGTCTCCTGAGCATATCTTAAAGAATTTATTCTTCCAATCAGCAAAGTGTCCTTGGAACTTATCTTCGTGAATCTTTATTGGATCGCTTTTTAGGATTAGAGATTGTTTAGTTTCGTTTAACCAACCTCTTAGTTCTCCATTATCCTCTTTTGATATATCAACTAAGACTACTATCTCGTCTTGTTCTCGTTTGTTAGAAAGGAGGAAGTTGACTAGTCTTTTTACTTCCTCCAATTCATTACAAACTGTTATTGCATAACTTATTTTCATTATTTTACAATGCGTTTAATCTTGTAACTGCTAAAGCATATGATTCTTTTGGAAAATATTCCATACCAGATAAATCAACTTTGTGTGTTTGATTTTTAGGGAATTTAGCTTTTTCCTCATCTTTAATCAGTGTTAAAGGTGCTACTGACCATTGCCAATTATCTTTACTTGTTCCATTAGGAAATAATATTCCTTTTTCGGGTACATTAATTGTACTAGGATACCAAACAAATCCATCTTCATCAGTAAATTCTAAATCTTTAATTAATTCAGGTAGTACTTCTCTAGATGATTTTACAAAATCGCTATCTTTAACCATATGTGATGTACTTCCGTACCCACAATTAAAACACATCCATTGAATAAATTGAGGGTTATGATATTCATAACACATTTCAGCACCACAATGATTACATTTTACTAAATTATCTTCCATTTTATTTTATTTTTGTCAATTTTGGTAATTTAAGTTCAATATGTTTAGGAAATTCCGGTACATATTTAACTAATGTCGCATTTAAGACCTCCGTCATTTTATCTAATGAGAAATTTTGTTTATTTCTAAAGGCAAGACGTTTTGCTTTTTCTTGATAATCTTTATACTTTTCAAATACATCATTAAACGCGTGTCCTACTTGATTATCATCTGGTTTAAACCATTGACTATTTTGTAACAATACATTAGGGACATGAGCACTTGGGTGAATTTGTTGTAATGAACCTCCCACTAAACCTGCGAATTCTGAAGGTAAGAAATCAATATGACCACTCCAACCAGAAGCAATAATAGGTTTTCCAACAACACTAAATTCTAATAAAGGTCGTCCAAATCCTTCACCTTTTGTGAGATTAACCATTGCCTTTACTTTTGTATGATTGTATATGGCATTTATTTCACTGTCGCTTAAATCGCCGTGTATTAGGTAAATATTGGGTAAGTTACTACCGGATACTGTTCTTCTAACATCATCTATCTTTTTTAGAATTTTATCTCTATCTAAAATAGAAGTAGCACCTTGAGATACTTTTAATATTAAAGCGGGTTTAGTTTTCTTATTTTTAAATACTTCTAAGAATGCTTTAATTGTGTATCCAATATTTTTTCTATCTTCTCCAAAATCACCTTGAAGCCAGTGACCAACAAATAAGTAACAGAAATTTTCAGGAATTGTATCTAAATCTTTACACACATCATAATCTAACTTTTCAGTTGCTTTAAAATATTTACTTAAATCGGCACCCTCAAATAGAATTTCAACTGGGGTTTTTAATTCATTGACTCCTGTTTGTTGTCCAGCTTGATTTCTTTGTTCAAATTTACTAGCTTGAAATACTTTTTTAGAATGTTCGGATGATGTAAGTACTAGATTCATTCGGTTACATCCTTCAATCCAAGAAGGATCACAAAGTGTAGTTTCAATTCCTGCGGTCACTCCAATATTGTATTTACCTATTGGTTGGAATTCATTTGGTACTGTTATTTGAATCCATATTTCAGGTTGCGAGTTTAAATTCATAGTTAAAGCTCCTGCTATTCTATCTTTTAAATCTTTTTCCTCAGGAATGTTTTCATTTAATGCTCCAAATGGGGTTTGTCCCCACCTTTGAGATAAAATTTTAATATCCCATTCTTCACCTTTAGAGGCAATAAGTGATCTTACGAAATCACGTGATCTAGCTCCATATCCACTAAATGTGTCAATAGGACAGCTTACTATACAAATTGGTTTACTCATAATGAAATTACAGTTTTATTTTGTTTTGCAGATAATTCTTTTATTCGGATAAAATCATGTGATTTTCTTGGTATCCAAGTGTCAAATGTTTGATCAATATATTTGATAACATTTTTACCCATATTAGTTGAAGTCATCATAGCTTCATCGGATAATGTCCACTTACGTGCTGATTCTCCTAAACGTTTACGTTCTTCTGAGCCTAAATCGTATATTGCTTTGATTTGATTAGCAGCATCTCTAAAATCTGCTCTGTCATCAAATATATAAGGCGTTGGTACTGAACCAATTAGACTCATATTACTAGGGAATACAGGAAAGGCCCATTCTCCACATTTTTTATATTTTCCAAAATGATTTGAACCAAATTCTTCTGTAAATTTAATCCAATCACCATTTTCGTCTTCAAAACGCATTTGGTCTTGCATACCCCCAGTAACATTAGCGATAATAGGTTTACCACACATCATTGCTTCAGTTAAAGATAATCCCCAACCTTCATTTGATGAAATTAAAATCCCAGCATCAGCACAATTAAATAATAAATTCATTTGTTCTGGGATGAATCTGTTTAATCCTGTAAGGAATACATTTGGTGGCGTTTTACCCCAGATCATTTCGATTACTGCTGGTAAGTCTGTTCCATTTTCGTCTACTGGTTGAGTATGGGCTAAGAAAGCTACTTTATCTTTTTTATCTTCGGGAAGACCATCAACAAATAATTTCCAAGCTAATAATGTATCAGGAAATGATTTACGTCTAATGTTTCTTGAGTTAAACATTAACACAAACTCATATTCTTTTCCTCCAAATAAATTTTTCTTAAATTCTTGAAGTTCACTCCATTTTTCATCACCATCATTGATAGGGAAAAATACATTTTTATTAATACCATGAGGGACATATCCTATTACTTTATCTTTAGCTGCATCTCCTAATACTGATCTGTTAATATTTTCGGTTTGTTTAGAAATAGCCATCAGTAAATCACAAGATTCATAGTATCCTTTATTATATAAGGGGTAAGGTAATGAATCCCAAATATTAAGATATAAAATAGGAACTTGTGAACGAATTTCTCTTTCATGCATCCACAACCACTCCCAATAACGAGGGTCGGTAAATAACATAATAGCATCGGGTTTTTCTGTTTTAAGAAGATCTCTAATTTTTTCAATAGTACCATATCCCGAAGATGGATATAACATAACATTAGCATCTGTAATTTGAGCAAAATTATTAGAATCTCCACTTAGATCTAATTTTTTACCTTCATCAGGGTTTTGGATTGTTGCTCCTAAATTCACCCAGTTGTAGTGATGGCACGTTTCTAATACGATTTCTCGAGCCATAGTAGCTATTCCCGATGTTGTTCTAATGTCATCGGATAATAGCAGGATCTTTTTCCGCTTCTCTTGCGGGATGTAATTTTCTTTCATAACAAATTTTAAAGGATATTAAAGACTACCACTCAACACTAACTCAGTGTGATTGTGTAATTGTTTGCGAAATTCATCATTGTTTAAATAAAGATGCATTGCGCGGTTTGTAAGTTTTTGTAGATTAAATTTGTTTTTAATACTAGCGACTTTAAAGTCGTCGAATAACTCTTCGTGTACTTTAACACTTGTAAGAATTAGTTTGTCATTTTTACTTGCCATAATTATATATTTGGATATAAATATATGTGAATTTATAAAGAATTAATTTTACTGCAGAGAGAAGGATTATTATTAAATTGACACCATCCACATAATGGACTTACAATTTTTGTAAATTCTTTTTTTTGTGGTTTACCTTCTGTAGTAAAACAATCTTCAATAAATGTACGGAAAGCTTCTGTAGCATTCAAACGTTTTCTTGTTCCTGATGGGGGTATAAATTCTTGGATTCGGGAAATAGGGTAGTCACTTTCTTCCCAGACTTTTCGCTTTACAATAAAGAATTCAACATCTATTTTATCTATATCCCAATCAAATATTTTACTAAAGTATGATTTATAAAGTAGGATTTGAGATGTTTTAGTTTCATCTTTTTTATCTTTATCTTTCCAACCACGAGTTGATGTTTTTATATCATATATGTATAATTTTTCTGTATTTTCGTTGTAAAAGATAAGATCAATAAATCCTTTAAATTTAACATTAGGATAATTTTCATGTGGTGCATGAGATAAAGGAAATTCTATTCCTACAAGATGTGTTTTACGAGTTGAAAAGTATCCACCTTTTTTCTTTTTAAAGTACTCTAGTATAGTTTTACCATCTTCAAAGAACTCAGCCATTTCTTCAGCATTTGAAAAATGAACTTGTTTATTTTGTTCAAAACCTTTTTTATATTCCTCTCTAAGATTATCTTCAAATAGTTGAACTATATCTTCTCTATCAGCAGCAGCTCCACTTTGTTCATACATTACTTTTAAATAATATTGCAGAGCTGTGTGTATTGAGGTACCAAATATAAGATGTATGCTTGGTGGGTTTTTAAGTTTGTCTACGTTTTGAAGTTTCCACTTATGGGGACATTGTTTCCAAGTTGAAAATTGGGAATAAGATACAATTTTATCAGTTTCCCAATTAATTTCTTCAGCTTTATGTTGTAATAGAGGTTTTAGATGTTTTGGTACTTTTTTCATTTAATAGTTTTTGTATTTCATCCTCATTTATTCCTCGACTAGTTAAAACATTTTTTAATTCATCTTCACTTAGTATGTGTAGATAAGATTTTATCTCTCTTGTCGATACTTGATAATGGTTAGCTAATATAGTAACTAATTCATTGTTTACTTTAACTTTATTTGATTTAATGTATTTAGCAAATATTTTATTTTCTGGTAAGTAACCACAATAGATAGTATAAATCTGCTCAGGGGTTAATAACCAGAATTTCTGTAGATAATTAGCTAACTCAATATAAGGTTCATGCATTGATATAACTTTGTGAAGCATATAGACATTAAAACTTTCTTTGTCTTCATCACTAAAGGTATGCCAAGGATCCCGTATATAGGTTACTTGTTTCATCCAATCAAATATAGTCATTGTTATTTATCTTTAGGCATAAATTCTACATTCACGTGTCCACATTTAGCACAAGTAAATACTGGTATGGGCATGAGGGCATCTTGTGAAGTTCCTGTTACAAAGCGAGATATTTTGCGAAGTAATACTCCTTCTTGAAATACACTATGTCCACATTCTTCACAGCTAATAGCAGTTGTGTCTTTTAAAGCCACATTCATGTTTAATTCTTTTTGGTCCATTTTATTTAATTTTTAATATTTGAGATATAAAAGCCATAAAGTTTAATTCTTTATCAGCTATTGAATTGTTCTGCCACATATACTGAGCTGAATGTATTGCTACATCAGGGGGAGATGAAGTGTATTCTGTTGCTCGTTCATATAATCCCGTAAATAGCGGTATAAAATCGTTGATATCTTCATCGACTACTGCTTGTCGTATGTCTGCCCAAACACTCTTAGGTCGCGCTTTTAACAGCAGTATAATGGTATTTAATACGTCTTCAACATTGGCAATTAATGCACCCGGATTTAATGTATTTGTATCGTCTATAGACTGTTGGGCAACATTAATAATTTTTCTAATATCAGGATAGTATGTTTTAATGATTCCTGCTAATGCTGGCAATTCATATGTTACTCCTTCTTGGTCTAGAATTCCTGCTGTGTGTTTAGCTACCTCTCCTTTTGTTGGTGGTTCAATATGGAATGTTTGACATCTACTTTTTAACGGATCAATTATACGTTCAGCATAATTTGCTGTTAGTATAAATCTAGTTTTAGCAGAATATGTTTCCATAACATTACGTAAAGCAGCTTGTGCTTGAGGTGTAATGTAATCAGCTTCATCTAGAATAACAACCTTTATAGGGTTAAAACTATTTACAGAAGCAAAATCAACAATCTTCTCTCTAATAGTATCTATACCTCTTTCATCCGATGCATTTATATACATCAAATCACATTTAATATTTCTAGTAATTAATTTAGCTAAGGTAGTTTTACCTGTACCTGCTTTACCGTAGAATAATAGGTGAGGAATATCATTATTAGTAATACATTTAGAAATGAAGGCTTTTATACCCTCATTTCCAACGTATTGTTCTAAAGTTTGTGATCTATATTTCTCAACCCATAAGCTGTTGTTGATCATCTTTATCTTTTTTAGGTTCATCATAAAGTACACACTCTGTTAACAGTATAGTTCCAGCAACAGACACAGCATTTGCTAACGCTGTACGTACTACTTTCATTGGATCTATAATACCAGCTTCAAACATATCTGTTACTGTTTCTGTTTTTATATCATATCCAAATGTACGACCTTTTTCTGGGTTGTCCTCTCTAGCCTTGCGAAGAGCAAAAACTATTTCATTTGTAGTTTCAATACCAGCATTTGTAAGGATTTTTAAGAATGGAGCACCACAAGCAGTATAAGCAATTCTTTTACCTAAGTTAAAATCACCACCGTCTGTTTTGTTTTGAGTAATTCCTTCTCTAGCTTCTAATAAAGCAATACCACCACCAGGTAATAAACCTTCTTCTAGAGCAGCTTTTGTTGCTTGTAAAGCATCATCGATACGGTCTTTTTTCTCTTTAATTTCAGTTTCAGTAGCACCACCAATATTGATTACAGCTACACCACCTACTAATTTACCTAAACGTTCTTGTAAATGTTCTTTTTCAAACGCTGATGTTGCCTTATTAATTTGTTCTTTAAGTTCAGCTACACGTTCTTGAACTGCTGTTTCTTCACCTCTACCATCTACAATTGTAGTAGTATCTTTAGTTACAGTTACAACTCTAGAAGTACCAAACCATTCAGAATTAAATCTATCTAATTTCATACCTTTTTCAGGTGTTACTACAGTTCCACCAGTTACAGTAGCAATATCTTCTAAAACAGCAGCACGTCTATCTCCAAAATCAGGAGCTTTAACCGCTACTACTTTTAACATACCTCTCATTTTGTTTACTATTAACGTAGATAATGCTTCACCATCAATATCTTCAGCGATAATCAATAATGAACTATCAGTTTGAGAAGCACCTTCAAGAATTGGAAGTAATTCTTTAACTGATACCAAACGTCCGTTGTAGATTAAAATTACTGGGTCTTGTAATGTGGCTGACATTGAGTTGTTATCAGTTACGAAATACATTGATTTGTATCCTCTATCAAATTGGATACCTTCAACAGTTTCTAATGATGTTTCTCCCGTTTTAGATTCTTCAACTGTTACAACACCATCTTGCCCTACTAATTCCATCGCTTCAGCAACTAATGCTCCAATTTCTTCATCATTATTAGCAGAAATAGTAGCTACTTGTTTAATTTGTTCAGGAGAAGTAATTTCACGTTTAATTTGTTTTAGACCTGCTAACACTTCAGCAGCTCCCGCTTCAATACCTTTTTTTACTAATACAACATTAGTATTGGTGTTGATACTGCTAAATGCTTTTTGAATTAATTCATTAGCTAATACAGTTGATGTAGTAGTACCATCTCCTGCTTTATCAGCAGTTTTGATAGATGCTTGTTTTACTGTTTGTGCTCCCATGTTTTCAATAGGATCTTCAAGCTTTTTAAGCTCTTTAGCTACAGTTACACCATCTTTTGTACTACGTACACTTCCATATTCGTCAAGGAATAATACATTTCGTCCGTATGGACCTAAGGTAGAACCAACAGCATCTGCTACGGTTTTAATACCCTTTGCTAATTTCTCTTTAGCGTCTTGATTAAAGGCTGTTTTCATATTTAGTTTTGTTCTTCAATTAATCCTAATACTGTAGCTTCTGATGTTGCTAAGTATTCTATTCCATCCCATTCTAATTTGGTTAATCCTACTTGAGGTAATAACACTCTATCTCCTACTTTAAAGGACATAGGGACTCTTGCAGTTCCTTCTGCGTTCCATTTTCCTGGTCCAACGTCAATGACGGTTCCAATTATGGCTTTTTCTTGGCTTAAGTCGGGAATAATAAATTTCCCATGCATACGATCATTTTTTTCGTCTGCCTTTACAATTATGGCATCCCATACTGCTTTAATCATTTTCTTCTTGTTTTTGGTTAATATTATCTTCTATAATTTGGGCTTCTTCTATAAGTTCACAGAAGTACATTCGGCCATCTTTTTTAAATGTTTTGTGGTTTATAGATATTTTATTCCATAAACTTGCAAAACGTTCATATAATTCGTTAGTTGTTCTTTTTATCAAGAATAATTCGTCATTTACTTTAATCATTTGTTCCATTACGTTGTTCTTAGTTCGGGTAAGTAATAAGTTGATTTTCCTGTTTCTGTAGTAAACTCTAGTTTAAGTAATCCTTTCATACTAATATATCCTTTAGCTTCTGTAATATCATTTTTATTAGCATTAAGAATTTCTTTAATATGAGCGGAATTAAATGGGAGGACGTTTGAAAAAGATTCATCATATATTGCATCACATGTAAATTCTATTTTATTAGAATGTGATGTTGGTTCACCTAATATAAACTTTACTTGCTTATTTCCATCTTCATGCACTGTATTAGATACTCTGCAAATATCTTTTGTATTTGCTCCTAATGCACTCTTTGCTTTAGAGAATCTAGTTATAAATTCAGCATCAATAGCAAATGTAGTTTCGTACTCTGGTTCATCTATTGAAGGTGAAGGTGCAATGACGTAAGGATCGGCTAATGAGTATTGAAGTGAAAAATTAGAATCTTCAATCAATAATTTTACAGGTGTTTTAAATTGTTGTTCAATAGTAATTAGAATATCCATATCTAAAATACTTAACAATTTTAATAAACTACTAGTGTTGAATATACCTAAAATACCATCAGCTAATTCAACATCACACTCAATATGACCTACTAAGTCTTGATGAGGGGATACAAAATCGATGTGAAGTTTTTTATTAGATATCTTCCATTTAACACTTTCAACAACACCACCGAGGTAGTATTTTTCAATATTTTCTACTAAGTCTAATTTTTGAATCATAAGGTAAATATAATAATTATTTTCTGGTTATCCAAATTTAAAGAATTTGTTTATGTTATTATTGAATATAGGTTTTCCCCACTTTAAATCATCGTAAATAGTTTCTAATTTATTTTTTAAAATAGAATCAAAAATTTTAGTTTTATCTAAATACTTTTCTATAAATTCTGTAATGAATGGAGGATCGTTATATCCGTTAAATCCTATTACTTCTATTTTATAAGGATTATCTTTTAAATAAGCAATAAACATTTTATCCCCAATCTGGAATGTGTTGAATTGTTTGTCTAATTTTTTAAATCTAAGTAAATCGTTATAATATATAGCAGATTTTGTATTGATTGGACATTTTGTTTCAAGTTTGGAGAATATCTCACCAGATCTAGGAGAAGATGCTATATACCCGCTTACATTCTTTAATCCTGTGGGTTTTAATAGTGATCTCCAATCTACAGTGTCTATACTTTCTCTAAATGCTAGTATTTGTTTATCTATTTCAGGTTTAGGTTTACCAAACATAATGTCTTGAAGTAACTGTTTTGCAAAGTTTCTAAAGTAAGGAGGAAAATTTGATTTCATCATATCTAACCCTTTAATATCTAACTCCTCAACAGGAACACCTTCTTTATTTACAATAAATTGAGCATAACGTCTTTTACCTGCAAAATAACCTCGTTCAAGTACAACCTCTTGTTTTAAATCAAAGTAATGTTCTCTATCGTGAAGATTAAATAATTCAACTACTAAACCATGTAAATTATCATTTGCAATTTGTTGCACTTCAGTAGCAATCTCTAAAACATATTTAACTGTTTCTTCTCTATTGTTTAAATCTAAATCAGGATATCTTTGTCTAAGTAAATCTTTAACTTGAATAAAAAGCGAATCAGTATCTGATGTTACAATGTAATCTATACCTTCCGTATTGATTTGCTGGTTCATCCAGTTATTTACATGCTTGATAGATTCTTGGATTAAGCGTTGTCCTGTTAGGGTAATTGCTTTAGATATAAATTTATGTCCGTCCGTATATCTCCAACCATTAATAGCATAACATCCATAAACATCATTTAATTTAATTTTGTAGGCGTGTTGTCTTCTATTATAAAAGTCTCCTAATATTGGATCTTTTTTAATTTTAAAAGCATCTTTCATTAACACTTTGTATTCACTTCTTTTATTAAACCAGTCAGTTAATATTTCGCATACTACACTTTCCTTAGTTTTACTAAATATAACACCAGGAGCTGATATAATCCAATTTTCTTGTTCAATTAAACTAATAATTTTACCTACTTTTACAGTAGAGCGAACTACTCCTCTATTAGCAGTGATTCGTTCAATAGTAACATCCATATCGGGATTAAGCAATTTTAATTCTTTAAGTGACCATTGATTATCGTATTTGTCTTTATTTACTATACGTCCTATTAAGGTTTCGATACCTATGTTTAATGAGCGAATGATTGATGGGTATAATGAGGTAAAATCTAAATCAATAACCCATTCATACAATCCCGGTACTGGATCTTTTAAATAACCACCAGCATATTCTTCTTTAATGTCTCGTAATGAAGGATTGTATGTTGTAGGTTTATTTGGTGAAACTATACCTTTACGCTTTAGATAAGTTAAAATAGCACCTTCATTTAACATAGTAGACATATAAATTTGATTATATGGTACATGACATAAATGACATACTGTAACTGTTAAGTCGATAAATTTAAGTTTCTTCTCTAATTCAATAATGATTTCAACATCTCGAATGTTGTAATCTATAAACTTTTGAATATCGTCTTTAAATAATTTATCTAAAGATCCTAAATATTCAAGTTTACCTAATTTAACATATTTTTCACCTACATTTCCTAAAGCATAAGATGGTTCTTGAGTTGTTACATATTTTTTAAATAATAACATATAATCAAGATGGTTTAAACCTGCTATAGTAGTGGTTTTAACTCCCAAAAATTCGGTGTCATCTACTTGATTTAACGGCGATATACGCACGGCCTCTTCTTTTCCCAATACCTTGGCCATTCGGTGATATAAGTACGGTATATCAAAGAATTCGCTGTTCCAACCGGATATAATAGTTGGATCTAGTTCTTCCCATTTATTAAGAAATCGTGCTAATAAATCTTTTTCTGATTGGCAAGGTATGATACTTCTGCCTTCTGTTTCAGATAAAGTCATAGCTTGTGCTTCATCTAATATATAACAGAAATAAGTTGTAGAATTATTATCATACAAGGCAATTGCAGTTATTTTACCTTGAGGATTTCGAACACTGTCTTGAGTAAGTGCTCCTGCTATTTCACACTCAATATCTAAATAAACTATATTTTGATATGATGGTGTATCATCTGATTCATAGTAGGTGTCTACTAAGATACGAGTAAATTTATCTACATCGCTTTCATAAGCGCTGGTGTCTTTGTAGGTGTATTGTTTGGTTGGAGTTACTCTATGTCCTTCTAGGGTTTCATATTCTCCTCTTTCGCTAGCAACATAACAAGTAGGACGGTATTGAAATTCAACCCATCCTTTCTTGTCATCTCTTAAATGATATTGCTTTGCGCTTCTATTGTAATAAATTGCTTGATACATAACCTTTTAAATATACGAATTATTTTTTAATTTTCACGCCTTTCTTCAGGCTTATAATACACTATTCTATTGTGCCATACAGGGGAAGCTAATAATACTGCTGGTTTGATATTTTCTTTAACTGTTTCTTGAAACATATAACTCATCCAAGTTTGTTCATATGGATGTGCCCATTCTACATCTAAAAACATTTTCTTATTTCCTACTCTACTAACAATCATAGGCCAGTTGCAATAATAAATTTCTCCCGAAATATACGATACCCCATTGTGGACTTCTACCTTATCAAATTTGGTTCTTGGAGCATATGGATCTAAACCAGAGACGGGCAGTTGGTCATAGTCAGGCCATAGGAAACTTCTAAATGCTTGAGGTACATTATACCAGGATACTTGAATATTGTTATCCATGTATACTTCTGTAAATGATAATTTTAAAAAATCAAATTCTTCTCGAGCCATTATTTCATGAACAGTTCTATATAGATTAGGAATATGATTTTTAAATCCGTTTCTACAAGAACCAGTATCACTTGCCGGGTTTAACCCCATATCGTCTTCAAAGAAGAAATAATAATCACTATCAGATTCATCAAAATGTTTAGCAGCAAATAATCGTCCACCATTTATTCCTGTATTTCCTTCTAATGAAATGTATTCAAACCCATATTGGTGAGCAACTAATTTATTATCTTCTTTTGCAGCTTCATCAGTTGAATTATCTAATAATATTTTTCTAGGTTTAGAAAGCCAATCAGATGAATTTTCTTCCCAAGTAGCTAGGGTATGCTCTATTTGCTCTGGGAAGTTAAACGTAAGCATATAAAGTGATGTTTTAGTTTTATGTGGAGTATAGGTTCCTTTAGGTAAAACATGAGCACGAGTGCTATTATTTTCTAATTTCACTTCATCATCTAATAATGCTTGAATAAATTTTACAACCAATCCATTATCATCTAAAGCATAACGTCTATAAATGTGAGGTTCTAAATGTGCCATTATACTAAAGACACTTTCTTCAGTACCCATATAGCCTGAATTTAAAGTGTCAGAGAGTAGAGCATAGTAGGTTCCATTAGCTTGAGAAAGGAAATCTTTATGTCCTCCAAATAATCCACCTCTACAAACATATTTTACTTCTTCTCTAGCATATTTGTTTATTGCTTTAAAATCAAACCCATGAATTTCATCAGTTGCTTCATATGGATAACTTAAAAATAGAAATGTACTTAAATATGGAGTAATTTTATCTAAACATCTATCATCACTAAAATATTTGTCATATACTGTATTACTAATCCCAGCGTCTAGCCAGAGGAAATAGTCTGTATTAAATATATCTAAGATTTTAGCATCATGAAGCATAAACATTTTTGATTGCACAATTGGATTATACCATTCATTTGATGCTTGGGGACTATTAGATAACCATCCGTGTTCTCCAGTTTGATTTAACCATTCAGGATTAGTTCTAATTTCTTGGGTTTTGTCCCAGAATGGAGCATAAAGACTATTTTTAATATCTTCTAACTCATATAATCTAACATGAGTATTTTCTTTAGAACGTTTTTCCCAAACTAAGTATTCTAATTCTTTAGGAACATAAATAAACATCTTCATAGGGATGTCTAAAAAGTTTTTAAAATGTTCAATATAATGATCAAAATCTCTACCTACTCGACTTATATTCCATAAACCAGTAACTAATGTTATATCATTATTAGTTATGTCTGGTTGTGGGGTAGTAGATAGGTATTCTAAAAGTTTAGCTCTTTCTTCAGAACTTAAATCATTTACTTGAGATTTAATATTATCTAAAACTTTAGGAGCAACATTAATAGGAATAGGAGTGTTAACTTGTATTTTATCCCATATTAAAGAATCAACAGCATCTATATCTTGAGCTATTGATACAACATACCCGGCTTTTTTTAGTTTTTCTTGAGTTAATTGTTTTTCTTCATCTGTTAAATTAATATATTCTAATCTAATAAATTTAGGTCGATACTTATCTAAATCAATTTGCTTAAATATATTCCAATCATACCCTTCAGCATCACATATTAATATATCAAAATGTTCAATATTATGTTTTTTAAGAAGTGAATTAAAAGTTAAAGCAGGTACTGTTAAATTAATTCCAAATTGAGCTTTAACATCTATATCTCGTTGATAATCACTTCCAAATCCATTTTTTAAAGGATATAAAGCACTCATACCTTTATAACCAGGATGCAATCCTTCTTTTTCAATAGTTTCCGCGGATACAGTAAGCATTTCTACTTCTCCATCTTGTTCAGTGATAGCGCATTGCTCAAAAATATAATTAGTTCTATCTTTAAAATTTTCTTTTAATTCATTAAATATGTCTGGTATGGGTTCTATTAAAAGAGAGTCCCATTTGTACATGTCTAGAAATCCTCTAGTATCGTCAAAATTAATATCATCCATTGCTCCTATTTGAATTACTGAAGCGTTAGGATAATTTTTTCCTATATAATGTAATGTTTGTGAAATTAAATCCATTTTTTATTTTTTAATTTTAGAAACCCAAGCTACTGATTGGAATATATCTCTTTGATAATCTTCTAAGTTGTTTCTTCTGCAAGCTTCAATAATTTGCTCTTCTGAAATTTCATGCCAGTTCCAGATTTTTTCATTAATATGGTTAAGAAAAAATTCTCCATCAAAAGCATAATCATGAGCTAATATATAATCCCCAGGTTTTAAATAATTTGAAAGAATGTTAAATTCCCCAACTTTCGAACCTCCATCACATATCACAATAGTAGTACCCTCTAATTGGATTAAATCAATCATGTGTTGCTCTACTGAGGTATAGTCGCTGGAGAATATATTTTCGATTCGTACATCGACTCCCATATCTCGAATTTCGTCATACCAAGGTTGATGGTGGACTTCATAAGAAAATACATCACAATCTAAATTTAATTTATCTGTTGTATATTTTAAAAATCGAGTAAACCCACCAAAAGCAGTTCCTATTTCAATTATTCTTTTCGGAGATGTATCTTTAAGAAAATTATGGAATACTTCAAAAGCATTGTGATTTTGTTGTGCTATCCAAGTGTTAAAACTAGATATACTATCATTAGTTGATAGATCATTCTCTTTAGTTATTTTATTTTCGTAATTCATATTATAAAATTGTTATTTTTTAATCGATTTTTAATAAATTTAATACATGTTGTATTCTATTTTGAGGGCTACAATAGGCTAAATAGTATTCTCGTGCGTTTTTAGCTATAAAATCTAAAAATTCTTGATCATCTTTAACTTCTAAAAATCTATCTATATAAGCTTTTACAAATTTTTCTCCACCTTGTCGATCTAATCCCGTATTATAAGGAAGTTCATTTTTTGCTCTATCAACTGCTATATAATGAAAATTAGGAATTAATGGTGGGTCTAATTGTCTCAAATATTCTAGTCGCATAAATGGAACCCCTACCGCCATATATTCAATTTCTCTATAGCAATACTCAGCTGTAGTAGCCATAGCTAATCCTATTTTGTGATCAATAACTTTTTGAAAATATTCTTCCGTATGTACTGGGGTCATGTCATCATTAAGATATCCTAGTTGGGATAAAGTATAAGGATCAGCCCTTTGAGTAGTAAAAAGCATAAAAAGTTTATCCTTTAAATCAGTAAAGGATTTATATTTTCGTTGAGCATAAAGAGTTTCATAATCAACACTATCCATTAAAGTATAAAAAACGGTTGAACCTAATGTAAAATCAAATTGAGACACATCCATTCTTACTTCCCCGGTATATATTTCTCTATTATACCAATCATCAAATTGCGTTATAAGTGCTAAATCTTCTTTTTTATTTCTTTTTGTAAATACAAACCATAAACCTGTATGGAACTCACTAAAACTGATGGCTTTTAATATGTCGTTTTCTTCATCATATATTATAAGTTCACAATCTTTCATCTTATAATCAAATTCTTCGATATAAAAGTAAGTTCCTTCTTCGGCATTAAAATTTGATTTGTATCTAATCTCAGCATTATAGGTTTTTTGTAAATATTGAGTTAACTGTTTAAATACAGCATCCCATCCTTTATGGATATAACTTACATTCTCAAAATAGTATATTCTCATTTTTTATAATTAACTTGTTCTTCAATTCGTTCTACCCATCCTTGAGACTTACTATGTGCCCAAATTACCCAACGAGTTGGAATAGTTTCAGTTAAGAAGAATTTTTCTTCATTATACCAATCACCAGGGGAATTAAGTATTCCTTTAATTTGATGTTCTTGATAATCTTCTCTCCATACTTCTTTTCCATTTTCATCGTCAAAAGCACAAACCCAAAAATCATAATCATCATGTTTAAATGTAGCTTTGCTAAATTGAATTAAATGATAGAATGAAAACATAAATGAATTTTCCCATTCTTGATCATCTAAATAATATGGATTAGGAGGATAATTATTATCTAAAGTATATTTCTGTACTGATCGTTTTTTAAAGTTAATACCAGCGTACTTTTCATAATCTTTTAAAGTACGTTCAGTTCCTAAATCATAGCCTGTTAAATCATAACCATTATCTTCGGTTTGAAGTAATTGTCTAATTTTAGCTCTAGCAATATCTTGTTGAGACCACCAATCTTCACCTCGTTTACTTTGATCATCCCATACTAATTTACCACTACGCTCTTCTCTCATAGTAGCGTGCCAAATTACTAATTTATGAGGGTGAAACAGATCATAACCGTGAGTATAAGAACGTACAGTTAAATTTAATTCTTCACCACTAAAAAAGATATCAGCATCGTGTAAAACTGTTTTAGCCCAATGCCCATCAGCAAAGCAGAAATGCCCGGATAGAAATCTTGATGGAGGTGGTTCAGTCATGTTTTGCCACCCATGCAGTAATGAAGGACGTATGAATATAGTACCGTGAGGATAAAAACAAGCGAATGTTTGTTGCCATGGTTCCATAGTACGTTCAGCAGGATCGTTAAATGGGTTGTAATAAGGTAAATAAGCAGCTAATATTGGTTTTTTATGACCTTTCGTTTTTAGCTGATCGTGCATTTCAATTAATGTAACATCCCAGTCTTGTGCAAATCTATGGTGTGAATCTAATTGGCAAATGTATTCCTCATTAGTTAATAATGTATTAATCTGATGGCGGGCATAAGGTAATCCTTTGGCTTGTTCATATGGTATATCTATAATTTTGAAACGTTTATCGTTTCTATACTCATCAATATTATCAAATCCGTCTTCAGGATTAAATTGTCTACAAATACCAAATACTAAACGTTTTGGATATTTAGCATTTTCTAAAGCAGATTTAATTGTGGGAATTAATTCTGGTTCTCTATATGCTGGTAGGTGGATGAATATTTTTCTGCTATTTGGTTTTTTCATTAGTAAGGTATTTCGTTTTTTATAATTTCATGATCCCATTCTTTAGATGGACTGTGAGGCCATAATAGCCAGCTTTTAGGGTATTCTAAACAGTCAAATTCTCTCCATATATTGTAGAAATGACCTGTAGGGTTAGATTGTTTGATTCTAGTAATTTCTGCTTTATCAGCATCCATTCTGGCTATTTCAACACCATCTTTGTCTTTAAATGCTATTACCCAACAATCATAATCCTCATCAGGTACAGATGGTTTATAGAGATCAATGCAATATTTAAAACGGTTTACAAAATTTGATTCCCATTCTTCCTCTGTCATTTCAGGTATAGGAAGCATTTTTTGGTCGGATGTATGTTTTTGGATTCGTTTACCTTTAAAATCTACCCCAATATAACGCTCGAATTCGGCCAATGTACGTTCTTTTCCTAAGTCAAGCCCGACAAAATCCATATCTTCTCTGCTTTCGTTATCTATACCAAATAATGCTCTATATTTTTTAAATGAAGCTTTATCTAATGGGGAAAATTGATGATCATCCCAATGACGTTTTTTTCCTTCTCTAGTATATTCATGCCAAATAACAGGAATATGAGGATGAAATAGATCATACCCGTGAGTAAATGCTCGAGCAGATATAGATGTTTCTTCACCATGAAAATAAAGTTCAGGATCATGAGGTACGTCATGAGTAAATTCACCTAAGGTAAATCCAAAATGTCCAGAGTAAAATCTAGCGGGTATTGGTTCGGTAAGAGTTTCCCAATTTGGTACATGACCAGGAGCGATAAAAATAGGTCCTTCGGGCATATATCTATCACAATTAGTAAACCAAACTTCATTATTACGTCCTTTAGGATCATCATTAGGAAAATATCCTGGTAGGTAGGCTGTAAGTAATGGTTTTTTATGACCTTTATTTTGGAGACCTTTTAACATATTAATTAGTGTCTCATCCCAGTTCTTAGAGAACCGGTGATGAGAATCTAAATGTAATGTGTATTTTTCTCCGTTATAATGTCTTTGTAATCTGTTTCTAGCCCAACATACTCCTTTAGCGTCTTTATAATGAATATCCATTATTTTAAAACGTGGATCATTTTTGTATTCATCTAAATTATCCCATTCGTCTTCTTCAGCGTGTTGCCAAGCAATACAAATACGTAGATTTTTAGGATATTTAGCATTAGCTAAACAATCTTTAATAGTAGGTAGTAATTCGGGATCTCTGTACGAAGCGATTTGTACAAATATTGTTTCATTCGAAACCTTTTGTTTTGACATAACTATTTATTTTTCGATAAATATACTACTCTTTTTTCTTTTTAGGGTAATATTTTCTTTTTTTCTTAGCTAATTTAGGAGCTTCTATAATTTCGGGTTGTACCTCTTCAATAGCTTTATTTGCTACTGATGGTACTGGGGATCCAACAAATTCTATTCCATTCCATAGTCTTGCGTATTGACCATCGCAATACCAAAAGTTCGCTGGTGCTGAAAGAGTTAGAGCAGGATCTTGGAATAAACCATAAGCTATAAACCAGATATCATCTGCATAATAAGTTACTTCAGAACCTGGGTCGCCATATAATGCACATGCCTGTGCAGCACTATCATTTGACACTGATAAGGTTATGCTGGGGCGTAAGTTCTGATTGGGTAATTCCTCCTCTACTTCTTGGACTTCCTCATTGTTGTAATAATCATCTTTAAACTCTTGTAAAGTTTTTGTTCCTTTTTGTACCTGATAGGCAATAGTTAATGCTATGGCACATATAGCGGCTACTAAAATAATTGATGTTAAAATTGTCATTGTTTTTGTTTTGGTTAATAATTATTTAATTCTGTTAAATTTACTTAATTGTTCTTCGGTAAAGAATTGTGAAAGGTCAGGTCTAAAGTAATTAATATTTTTCATTACTTTTCTATCTCTACTTCTATAGACGATATAATACTCTCCAACTTTTTCGTAATGGCACTCTTCACCTTGTTCGCTCGCTCTCTTAATGACAGTTGCTTTAGCATCTTCTTCTGTTTTACAAGCTTTCGACATATTTGAAGCCTGTACTTCTTGATATGCTGGCCATATCTTATCCTTAAGGCCATGTAACATAGCACCGTTCCCAAGGGAAACATAAGTAATATCACACAAAGCATCCAAAATCTCAACGATGTCTCCTCTTTCGCAAGCCTCTCTATATTCTTCAAGTTCCTCAAGGATGAAATTGTAGACAAACATCCATTCGTGTTCTTCGGGGATTGTTGGACTGTAGTTATTAGGTTTACCCATTGTAGCATTAAATTCTTCAACTTCACTAATGAATTGGACATAATTTTCTTGTTTCATAATTCTAAAATAACTTATTTGATTTTCTTCTGTTTTCTATAACTGTTAAGGGTTGAGTATTAGTATAATGAAAACTCCCTCCTTTACTTAAAGGAATTATATGATCTATCTCCCAATATGACCCATAATTTCCCCAATTCATATTTTCATTAAATTGCTGTTCTAAATATACAATATATTCTTGGATAGGACAACCTAAATACTCAATACTTTTATAATCTTTTTTTTTAGTTAAACATCTATTTAACCTAACTCTAATAGAATTTAATATTTTATCTCGGTTTTCTCTTTGGTTTTTGTTAAATCTTTCACGATTTTCTTTATTCCAATTAGAAGACTTTTCGATTAAAGTTTCTCTATTTTTTTGATAATAATTTTCCCAATTTTTTTTAGCCTTATCTTTATTATCTTCATTCCAAGATTTACTTCGGGATTGTATCTCTTCTTTTTTTTCTAAATAACGTTGGGCGTTATATTCTTTTCTACTAAATGCCATAATAATATTTTGTTATAAATATTAAATAATTATGGTAAACCGTGCCCTTGGGAGAAATACTACTTTTTATCAACTAGATAATCTTGAATAGGTGCACTGTCATTTCGCTCCCATGGATAAATAATCCATTCATCTCCCTCATGCATGTATGCCCATAAATTAGGTATATGACATGACGTATGAGGTTTATAATGTAATACGGCTGTGTATCCTCCTATACAGCTTTTTAATGTTTCTCCGGTATCGGCAATGTCATCTATAACTAATGTATTAGGTAACATTACATCAGACCAAGGTAAACTTAATTTATGCGATATCATTACGGCGGGAATTAATCCGCCGCGTTTAATACCATAAATTGAATCAATGTTAGGGAGTTCCGTAATAATTTTGGTGCATAACTTATCAACTAAATCAGCAGTATCATCCCAACTTAAATAAATTTTGTTTCCTACTTTTAAAGCCATTATACTGGGTGGGTTCCGTTATTGATTTTGATTGAATCGAAAAATTCTTCACGAGCTAAATTTCCATTTTCTATAAATACACCTGTTGCTTTAGTTGTAACCATAGAGGCACCTTGATGTCTAACTCCTCTACATGAAACACAGTTGTGAGTACCTACTACAGTTACAATTACACCTCTATTATTTTCACAAATTTTATTTACGGCATTATGAATAGCTGATGTTAATTGTTCTTGTATTGCTCCTCTTCTACCGAATAGTTCAACAATTCTGTTTAATTTAGATAAACCAATTACTCTACCATTTTCACCTACTACATAACCAATATGAACTACTCCTCCAATTGTTTGGTGGTGATGTGAACACATTGAAGTTAATGGAATATTTCTTTCAATTACAATACCATCGTAACCATCAGAAGGGAATGAAGTGATTTCAGACATTGCTGTATATCGGCCTTTCCATAAATCATTAACATAAGCTTTAGCTACTCTATTTGGAGTGTTGTCGCTATTAGGATCATTTTCCCAATCACAACCTAATGCTGTTAAAAATTGACCATAAGCTTTAGCTGCTTTCTCAATCATTTTAGCTTTAGCTTTGTCATCTAAAGGAAAACCAGGTGCGACACCATTAGCAAATCCTTCTTGTACCACTTCTAAATCGTTGTGGATTTTTTTTCTATTGTTTTCCATTTATAATTTTTTAATAGGTAAATGTAATAAATTCTATTTTAATATCCAAATAATATTATACTTCTCTTTGGTCTTCAAATGCAATAATGTGAGGCCTCCAGGTCAATCTAAATCCATTATCTCTCACCCAATCAAACATTTTAGGATATGATTTGAATAAAGCTTCTCTCGTATCTCCAGCTGGCATAAAGTATACTTTGTCTTCTGGGATATCCATCATGTGGATAAAGCTGAGAATTTCTCCTAAAGTATCTTCATCTTCTCCATCCCATACTGGTTTTAAATGGTAGTCAGAATGGTATCTAATTGATTTAGAGATTGCATCATAGTTTAATCTTAACTTGTTATGCTGAGTGATCATTTTTTCATCCGTAACCGCTCCTTGAGGTGTGAGTACTCCGATTTTAGGAACTGAATTGCTAAATTTAGGTGATATGGAAAGTAAATTAATAGGATAGTCAGTCTCCAGAAAATGACTTCCTTCAGTTTCAATAGTGATAAATATTTTTCTTTCATGTGCAAAATGTGTTAATTCGTTTACTAATTTAGGCCACATAGTAGGGCTTCCTCCCGTAAGCATCATCTCTGTGATGTGGGGATTGTCATCATACATTTTGATAATATCATCAAAACTATATTTGGCTTTTTCTGGGTGAATTGATGTATACCAGCTATCGCACCACCCTCCATCACCAAAAAAGCAGCGATGAGTACAGCCAGTAGTTCTTATTACTACTGTAGGGTATCCTGCTCTACTTCCTTCACTTTGGACAGCAGTATAAAGTTCATTAACAGCTGATAATTTGTTCTTTTCAGCTTCAGTCATTCTTGGGATTTTTTGCATAAGATAATTTTTTCTAAAGATAATAAAAGGTTGGACGATGTCCAACCAATTTTAATGAAGTTTTTAAAATTTATTTTATAAAAAGGTATCCTGATGTGGCTATCCCTATAAATGTTCCTACTTTATAAAGGAATGTCTTTGTTCTTGATCTTCTTATTTCTTTTTGTAGATCGTAAGTCATATGTTCGTATTGACCAATTTGGAGTTCATATTGATGAATAATGTACTTATTATTTTCATCCTTATCATTTAGAAGTTTAATAATAGTATCTTTTTGTATCTCTCTTGCTTCTAGTTTTAAAACTTTGTCTTGAGTAAGTTTTAGTTCTTGTTTGCAACCATCATATCTAATAAGGTCTTGTGCAACTTGTCGAGCAATTTTAGTTGATAGTAAAACTTTTGTTGTATCTACTTGCGAAAAACTGCTCAAGCTCAACATTAGAAAACTTACCAGCATTATTAGCTTTTTCATTTGTTTGATTTTTTACGATTGTTATTGTGTTATCTATGTGGTTTATTTGTTTTGTAATAGAAACTACATTTTGTTTTACTGAATCTATCTTAGTATCGATCTTTGTGTTAACTACTTTAGCTGAATCTATCTTGGTTTGTATTGATTCAATTTTAGCTTTGTAACCCTTTACATCTGTTCTTACACTATTTGTAGTAAAAATATTATACCCAATTAATATAACTACTAAAATTAATAATAAATTTTGTTTATTTTGTAATATTTCTTTCACCTTTATGTTTATCTAATTTATCTAATATTTGAGTAAGAAGTTCGTTTTTTACTATGCCGACCATTGATGCATTTTTTAAAATCGAAATCAGTTGAAATACTAAAAAGGGAGCTATGATAGTTTCACTTAACCAGCTTGTTCCAGCAAATCCTTTTTCTATTGTTAATATAGCAGAGAGCATTATTACCCAAAATAAAAAGGTTTTTAGTACACTTAATGCTTTACAAGTTTGAAATCCTTCTCTTTTAATCCCTGCCCATACACCAAAGAACCCATCAGCAAATATTACAAAAGCTATTGAAAGATATTGTTCGATGTTATTTGCTGTTAGATTCATAAAATATGAACCTATAAAGGCGCATGCTGTTGTCAATGATAATGTAATTAAAAGTGATGTTTTCATCTTATAGTAACTTACTTTACGTATTCGTAATACTTTTTAGTTTTCTCTGAGCGATCAGCTAATCCATGAGTACCACCATTAATTCTTTTTGTAAGAGCTAAAATTGAAGCATCATTAATTCCTTGGTCACAAATTGACCATAATTTATTTTTGTCAAAAAAGAACATTGCTGATTCAAAAGAATATTCTGTAGCTACTAAATCAGGATGTGTCATAATCTCTGGTTTGTTTAGATATTTTGCAAATGCTGCGTAATTATCTTTGCCTGTTAATTGAAGAGCACCCCTTCCACGGAATTTGAATCCGTCTCCTGATTTCTCATCACCATTACCCATTCTAGAAGCATACACTCTGTTTGCAATTTTTTCAGGGTTGCGAGCATAAGACTCTTCTAAAGTGCCTGGGAAATATTTTCCAAAAATTCCTTGAAGCCCTTGGGCTGAATAGTTTAGGTTTTCTGAAAATGCTTTAAAATTACCTGACTCATGTGCTGTTTGTGCAAAAAAATGAGCTGCTCTAACTGGGGTTAGTTTATAGAACTCCATTGCTTTTTTCATTGTACCCGGACCAAAAGCACCATCTGCTGTTATTCCAATTTTTGTTTGTAGTGATTTTAAACTCATAATTTAATTTTTATTTATTACTATCTTGTGTGGCGTACTTAATACCCATAATTGTACCAACTATTGAAAATGCATTAGTTAATAAAACACTAAACATATTACTCCAAGTGGATCCAATTATTTGTGTATCTTGATCTGTTATAATGGCTGCCCAGTATAGCATAGTTGTTACAATACCAACTCCTACTATAACACCTAACGCACACTTAACAATTATTTTTATTAACTCATTTTGACTCTTTTTTAATACTACATCTAAATCATTCAAAGCAGCATCCTTTTCTAATTCTATTGAGTTTTTAAGTTTTTGAGAGTTTGCTAATTCAACTGTTAAATTTTTTGTAAGCTCATCTATCTTTTCCTTATTATTTACAGACTCAGTTACATCAGTTGCAATTTTAACTACTTCAGTAATGTTTCCTTTACTATCAACTACTGGATTGTAAGATGCTTGTAAATACACAGTAGAACCATCTACTTTTTTCCTTTCAAATATTCCATCAAAAAACTCACCTTTTTTTAAATCTTCCCAAAACTTAGTATATTCGTCAGACTTTGAATACTCATAACTCACAAAAATACTGTGATGTTTTCCAACGAGTTTACCTTTTTCATTAGCCTTATACCCCATAGTTTTTAGAAATACAGAATTTACATCTAATATAAATCCATCAGTATTAAAACTAATAAAGGCAGTGCTTCGGTTGATTGCTTCTATTTGTTTCTTGCTATTGACAATTTCTGTAATGTCAGTAGCAATTTTCATTATCTTAGTAATCTTATTATCCTCATTAAAAATAGGATTATAAGTTGCTTGAAGATTTATAAGACTTCCGTCTTTTTTTCTTCTCTCAAACTCTCCTTGATAGTACTTACCACTTCTTAGTATATCCCAAAATTTTTCATATTCAAGTGATCTTGAGTACTCTTCACATACAAAAGTTCTATGATGCTTACCAATAAGCTCTTCATGATTACCAGCACCATAGCCCATTGCTTGCAAAAAAATGTCATTAACTCCTAGTATGGTACCATTAAGATCAAAGTATATAATAGCATTGCTTCTATTAATTGCTTCAAGTCTACTTAATAACTCTTCTTTTGATAAGTTTTTCATGCTACTCGTCGCTAGATTTATTACCTCCTTTAAGATTAGCAAATTTTTCAATTACATCAGGAAGAAAACTCCCTAAAGTTATATACATAAATGCATCGAAGATGTATTCATTTAACTCTAGTGCCTTACCCATGTAACCTGTAAGTAGATCAACTACAATTGCAGCAACCATTACTGTGAACGATAAAAAACCAATGATAACTTTTTCATTGTAGTCATTTGATTTTTTGAAAATGCTAAAAAATCCCATAATAATATGTTTTTAAATTAATTAAAATACAACCTAATTATAAAACATTAATTAAAGAACCTATTTAGTATAAATATTAAAAGTCCCTACAATGAGGGACTTTCTTTTAATTTATTTTGAGCTTCTGTATATCTTCTCCGGACTAAAGAGCCTAATTCTATATCGTTGGGGTTATTTAAAACTTCATCATATGAAACATAAATAAAATCGTCAAATTTATTTACAAAATCATAATCTTGCAACCTATCCCATTCAAAAAATTCAGTCATTACTTGATTTATTTCATCATCTGTTAATCCTGGGAACTCTAAGAATTCATCCATACTTTAATAGTTTTAGTAAATATAACCCCTCTTGCGAGGGGTATATTTGAATTGATTAATTCGCAGATATTGCGCTGTTTTTCGCACGTCTTTGAGCAAGTTTATACATAGCATCAGCTAATGTATCGTTTACTTTTCTTTCACCTTTTTTTACATAGTTGATGAAACGAGTCGTGAAACCTGTAGTTTCTGCTAGACGAACAGTGTCATCTTTACGCTCGCGAGCATTGTAAAATGCTAGCTTTGCTGTGCGATTTAGTTTGGTTTTTGCCATAACGATTAATTTAGAGTTAAAAAATTAGTGGAGGTGGGGGGAATCGAACCCCCGTCCAGACTGCGTTAGTTAATACAATTTATACAGCTTATTTGATACGGTTTTAAAGTTGGAGTATCATTCAACTGGGGTCAACTGTTAAGTTGACGAAACCACCACTCTGTTTAATCTAACAGAGAAATCTTGGGTAATTTAGGCTGCTGCCAATACTTCGTTTCTCAATAAAGAGAATACTGTGTTCATGTTAGCTTCGATTTGTGCGTTGTCTCCTTGAGATACTACACCGTTTGTGTTTTTGCCATTTAATTAAATTCACCTTAGTTTACAGTTATCTCTCTGGCTGATTGTATTAATTAGTTGTAATCTGTCAAAACCAGGCACCCCCGTTTTGTAATAAATAATAATTTATTTTGGAATCGGTGAGGGATTCGAACCCTCATTTCGAGGCAGCCTCGATGTTAACCCTAGCTGGTATATCCAGTTACATCAACCGATTCTTTTTTACCAATCTGGGTCTTTCTTGTAGCCTACCGAGTTATCAGTTACGGGGCTTGTACAAGAGCAGGGTTTCTGGTTTGCTGATCGTACTATAAACCCTTTTTCTTATGTCATCAGCCTAACAGCAAGCATTGATATTTTATAAAACATTCCAGCCACATTGGGAGAGCCGCAGTTCCCACGTTGTTTAAAGACTTTCTTGGCGGACCTATCTACTGGGGTGTGTTTTACTATTCTAAGACCGCCGACCAGCTTTGAAACTTACCTACGCACAGTGAGGTATCTGGTCTTCATCGTTCGCATTGCCTAATCATTGAGCGCTTTTACATTTCGGTTGCCGTGCGTGTCATTACTGGCGGTCTTTTTTTATTAATCCCAAATTTCTTCGTAAGTTTTTTCAAAAATATCTGGTTTGCATGGATAAAGCTCCCCATTGACTCCTTTTATTATCCAATCTAAGTTGGATGCTATATGCTGTCCTTCTAGGGTTGGTACTACAATAGTAGCTTCTTTAGTTACTGGGAATGTGACTCCTTGTACTGTTACAAATGGTGGTATATTTTTTAGATCCCATATAACAAATTGTTCTGCTTCAACCACTACTGGTTTCTTTCTGTACTTTGCTACTTGATTACTACTAGGAGTATTCCAGGGATGGTTAGTTCCTGGGAAATTCCTATCATAATAATTCTGATCTAAGTTATCTAATCCCATTAGAAACTTACTGTAGAAAGAACTTTAATAACTGTAGTTTCTGGATCAAAATCATTTCCTAATTGTTTTGCAACTAGTAAATCAATTGATGTTCCATTTTTTTGTTCAATCCATAATTCTTTTAAGAATTTAGTTGAATTAATTTCATTTGTATCCTTATCTCTTGTGATTGTGAATACTGCTACGTTTACTTGTTTTGGTGTCATTCTATTTGTTTGTATTGGTTCGTAATGGATTGTTGAATTTCCTACTAATGTTAATCCGTTTCCTGGTGTGGTTGTGGTTGTAGTGTTATAAGGTGTTCCTGAGTATACGGTGCCTGGGGTACCTGAGTATAAATTTGATACTGTCCCAGTTCCTGATGCTACTAGCCCTGATGAGAATAATCCTGATAGGTTTGTTGTTGTTTCGTTCATAATATTAATTGTTATGTGCTTCTAGCACTTGTTCTACTGCAGCTCTAGCTACTTCCCATGTTACTGGTCCTGTTTCGTCTGCATAAGCAACTGGATCTTTTCTTCCTAGTTTAATAAATGCTTCAATACGTTCTACTGATGAAGCTGATTTGTAGTCTGAATACCAAGTCACTATTGGTGAGGTAAATTTTGTATTTTCCGGAGATGTCTGTATAAACCCGTTAGTTACTATCTTAATTGGTTTATAAGATGTATTAGTTCTTGAATAAACTTCATCAAAATCTAATCCCAACTCTTCACATAATACTTCTCCGTCTTTTAAGATATCGAATTTATCTCCTTGAAGATAAGGTGAGAAATAATTTACTCTTTCTGCATCCCAATTTCCGATTCTAAAAGCAGCATCATCTGCATCTCTAAATTCTTGACGACAGTCTGGATAGATAGCATGATCACCAGCATGAATTCCTAAAGCAATATCACAAGTCTCTTCTGTACGATTTGCAATTGATAAAGCTACTGCTTGAGAAATAGAAGCAAACATCTTGTTTCTGTTAGGAACAACCGTTTCTTTCATATTGTCTTGCTCATAGTGACCTTCTGGTACATCTTTACCTCCTGTTACCAAAGCTGAATCTAATAAATCAACTAACCCGTCTAGTTTGATTTGGCGATACTTGATACTGTTAGCAATTCCTATATCGTTATTGCAAATATAATCTACTAATGCTTGAGCTCTCTCTAACTCTACTCTGTGTTTTTGACCATAGTCAAATGAAATAGCTGTTACACTATCATACTCTTTTAGACATCTAAGCAATAGTGTGCTTGAGTCCATTCCTCCACTTAAGGATACTACAACATGTTTTTTAGACATAATTTATAATTTAATTTGTACCAGGTATTTGAAACGTATAGGCAAACGTTGTTATTTTCTTAACTCAAATTCAAAATCAGGATCACCTACTTTGTCGTAAATAAATTCCCAATCTAAATCACTATCAAATCTATCCCAGAAAAGATCTTCATCTTCTTGATACATTGCTAATTGTTCATCAGTGAGTTTTACTTCATAAACATTAACATCAGTTACAGTTTCGTATTTTCGTAATATTGTCATAACTTTTTATTTTTCTCCTTCATATACTTTATTCCCAAAATACTCATCTAGAAATTCTCTACGATACATTTTTATTTTACCTGTATATTTAGGATTAGAAACATCTTGTTCTTTAATAGTTTCTCTTAAAGCTACTGCTGTAGCAGCTACTTCTTTTCCTAATTCAGATCCTGCGGCTCTACCTAGATACTCATAAAGAGACATCATGTACGGTTTTAATTCTTTTTCCATAACTTTAATTTTAATTTTGATTTAATATACGTAAAATATCCTACTCCCCCAATTATAAATGGAGAACAATTTAAAAGACTAATATGACCTTCACCACACAGTCCTAAACTATGTTTTATGATTTCAATCATGATTATTTTACTCCTTGTTGTTTGTAATAATCTCCTTTAGAGAATTTAGTAGTTGATTTTTCTACTTTAGACTTTTTAGATTGTCCTAGTGTTGGTAACCAAGCCATTAATTGCTCGTACTTGCTCTTTGATGAAGTTTTACTCATAACTTTTATATTTGTTTTACTTTATAAATATACGAATTATATTTTACAAATCCAACTATTTATTGCATAAATTTCTAAAACGTTGAATATTATATTTAATATCTTCTAATTTATCGTCTAAATCAGATTCCATAAATTCTTCAATTTTGTTTGTTGGTTTTTCCAATAAACCAATTTCATTGTATCTAATACCTAAAGCACCACATATAATAGGATTTGAAGTATCTACGGAATTAATCAAACCAGGTGCCCAATTGTCTCTATAGTGAGTAAATTCTTGGGGTACTGAGCAGCCCAGTAGATGGATATAGTGGTGGGGTTTAATCAAATTCTCATGCTTCATATTCTCTAGAAGTAGTACTCTGCCAACAGCTTGATTAGCTATTAAATTTTCTGTGGGGCACAATTCATGATATACTACTGAGGAATGGTTAAATGCGAAGTGAGTATAACCCATATCAACACATTGTTGGTATAATTGATGTATTTCACCCATTGTAGTACCTTGCATTACTACCATTAAATTAGTACGTTCAGGTAGCTCGTATTGAATCCAATGTTTAGCATTTTTAGCGGTTGCTGATTTGTTATTCCACTCATCAGGAACAATGAATATATCAGGCTCAATTAAATTAATTTTTTCTTTTAAATCTTCGATAGTGTGTGTTACACCTTCAAATAAACCGTTATCCATTATGATAAAACGGTCTCGTTCTCTAGAATCTAAGAAAAATTGTCTATAATCGGCATGTTTATCTAATAAGTGAGGTAAACAGTACTCATAATCATTCCATCCAAAACTATATGGAAATAACGATAACGGTAATTCATGTGATATTTTCATTATCCTATAAATGTTTTTAATGCGTCTGCACTCATATTTCCACTTTGTTTTCTAATAGTTCCATTTGGCTCAATTACTACAGTAGTAGGAACATTTCTAATTCCGTTTTCCATAATTGATTGGTGTCCTGAATCCACATCTACTGTTTCAAATTGTATTCCTGGGGTTTCTGCTGCTACTTTATTAAATGTACGAGCAAATACTTTACACGGTCCACACCATGTTGCTGTGTATCTAATTACTTTTTTCATATTATTCTGTATATATTGCTGAGTTTTTACTATGTTCTTTAAATTCTACGCTTACTACTCGTACTCTATTATCTGTTTCAATTGTAATAAATTTAGATACTTTATCGTAAATAAATTTTGCAAATTGTTCTGCTCCGGTAGCAGGTACTATTCTTACTTGGGCTACTCCATCATCGTACATTTGAAGTGCTATGCTTAGAAATGGATCATCAGATGCAATCAGGTATGTGTGATCAAACATAAAGTCCATCCATACTTTAGGAGCCATACCATCAATAGTGTTTTTAGCTCTCTTCATTCCTCCAAAGTCCCACACCCAGTTTCTTTCATCAAGTTCTCCCTCAAATACAATTTTAAAAGAAATACCATAACCATGAAGAAAACTACAGTGAGTTCCTTCTGCTCTCCATTGACGAAATACTGTGGAGTAACCATCGAAGACTTTTGTTGATTGAAATTTCATAACTTTATTCTATTTTTGTTAATTGAGATACTAATTCTTCTACTAGTTCAATTAAACGAGATTCATATTGAGATGCAACTTCAGGATTTGCTTCTACTTTAGCTTGAATTTCATTTAATTCACTTTCAACCGTTTTAAGATATTCATCTATTTCTTCCATAATAACTTATTTTTATCCGTCGCAAGATACACAATCTGCTTGGCGTGATCCTAAATCACCTTTAATTACTGAATCTGTTCTTAAATAATATAATGTTTTTATTCCCAATTTCCAAGCTTCTATATGAACTTGGTTAATCCATTTAGGAGAATCTTGAGGATCGAATGATAAATTTAAAGATTGTGTTTGATCTATATATCTTTGTCTAATTGCGGCTTGTCTAACCAATTCTAATTGATTAATCTCAGGGAATGTTAAGAATAATTCTTTTTCATCCGGAGTTAAAACAGTATCCGGTAAGTTTAGTACTGAACCATTGTCTCTCAGCATTTGATCCCACCATTTATCTTTGTTTTCACCTTTAGAGTCTAACATAACTTCTAATACTTTATTCTTACGAATAAATGTACCTTTAGCGCCGTTAAATGTGTAAATATTTGCGGGTAACGGCTCGATTCCTGCAGAGATACCGCCTGTTATGACACTATTAGAGACTGTCGGAGCTATCGCAAGTAAATGCGTATTACGCATACCAGTTCCACGACACCATACTGGTTCTCCGTATTCTACTGCTAATTGTCGTGACGCAGCTTCAGCTTCAATTTTAATTTTACTAAATACATTGTGAGTATATGCTGTAGAGGCTATTGAGTTAAAAGGTACTTGTTTTTGTTGTAAGAATGTGTGCCACCCCATTACTCCTAAACCTAAAGCTCTACCTTTTTTAGCATGATTATTAGTTCTAATCATACTTTCTTTACCACTTGTTTTTTCAATAAATTCTTGCATCACACCATCTAAAAAGTAAATAGATAGTTGAACAGTATCTGTATCTTTCCATTCATCATATTTTGCTAAATTTAATGAAGATAAACAACATATAAATGAATGTTCTTCATCTGTATGTAATGTGATTTCAGTGCATATGTTTGTCATAGACACATCAAGATTATTCATTAAATATGAAATTGGGTTTTGTTTGTTTACGTTGTCTTTAAACATAATGTAAGGTTCACCAGTTTCCATTCTTGCTTTTAGAATTTTAGTCCAACGCTCTAAAGCAACTTGGTCTCTTGCTTCTAACTTTCTCATAAAGATATCATCTACAACAACACATTGATGTAAATTTAAACACTGCCTATTAGGATCACCTTTAGCACGACGAATTTCTAAAAATTCATCAATATCAAAGTGATTAATATCTAAATTAACAGAAGCAGCACCTCTACGTACAGATCCTTGATTTGTAGCGATAATAGTTGAATCGTAAATTTTAGCCCATGGCACTACACCCTCGGATTTACCATTTCCTTTAATTTCTGTACCTCTACCTCTAATTCGAGATAAACTAATACCAACTCCACCTCCTACTGAGGTTAGTTTCATTAATTCTGCATTAGTTAAACCAATACCTCTGATTGAGTCGGGAGTATCGATTCCAAAGCATGAGATTGGTAATCCTCTACTAGTACCCATATTTGATAATACAGGAGAAGCAAGTCCTAACCATCCATTCCAAAGAATTTTAAAGAATTTATTCTCTAAATCTGGTCTATTTAATCTAGTTGAAGCCGCTACGGCTACTCTTCGATAAGCTTTTTTAGGCGTTTCCCCAGGTAGCAAGTATCCCTTGCTAATTGTGGCTAATGAAATTTCGTCGAAATACTCAGGGTAATCTTTACCCCTCTCCCACTGTGTGTAGTCGATAGTTAAATTATTGTCCATATAAAATTAAAATAAATCGTTTGCGTCCCAGTTTTGGACTCCTTTTGAATAATTAGTTACTCTATTAGCAAAGAAATCAGTATGTTGTTTTCCTGCTGATAAGCTATCAAACCATTTCATTCTTTTAATTGAAGCATCATCTATTGCGTTGACAACAGGTTCATAACCTAAATCTTGCATTTTTGTATTAACTCTATATTTAATAAAGCTAACTAAATCATATTTTGAACAACCATCTAAATCTCCCATTTCATAAACTTTATCAATAAAATCTAATTCAAGTTTTAATGATAATAAAGCAGCTTGTTTAATTGCTTCTTTTAATTCGGGAGTATCTAATTCAGGTTTTTCAATTAATAATTGTCTAAACAACCAACATCCTGCTTCAGAATGGAGAGATTCATCTCGAATTGACCATTCTACAATTTGACCTACACCTTTTAATAAATTTCTTAGTTTAAATGACAAAAGAATAGCAAATGATGAAAATAAATTAACACCTTCAGTAAAAGCTGAGAATATGGCTAATGATTTAGCTCGTTCGCTCCAATCTGGTTCACCTTCGATTTTATCTCTTACATTCATTAATGCTTGAATTTTAGCCATTGTTGATTCGTCTTCTAAAAATTCAGAAAAATTATCTAATCCTAATTCTTCATTCAATAATGAATAAGCTTCGGCGTGAACCGTTTCCATATTCGCAAAACATACAGCCATTGCTATAATTTCAGGTTTTCTAAACCATTTAGTAACTAATGTAGACCAGTAATCGTTTACTACTGTTTCTGTTTGAGCAAATCCTTTTAGTATAGAACCTATAACATTTTTTTCGGATTCACTTAAATTTTGTTTCCAATCATTTACATCAGACATCATAGGGACTTCTGTATGCAGCCAATGAGCTTGTTGTTGTTTCATCCAGAAATCAAATGCTTCTGGGTATTCGAAGGGCTTATACACTACTCGCTCTTGGGTAATATTTCTCATATACTGTTTTAAATTTTAAATCGGGATTATAAATACACTAAAATACAGGTTGATCATTGTTAAGGATGAAGTTTCTTAAGAAATCTTTTTCATCTTTATCTACTGCGTTGTAGTCGCTAACTTTACTATTGATAGCAGGAGTTTCTATTTCAAGAAAATCTTCAAATATTTCAATTTTACCCATCGAAGTATCTATAGTTGATGCAAAGGTCATACCATCACCACCTAATCTGTTTTTCATAATATGCCAACGTCCTGTGTTTTCTAGTTTATCTTTTCTATTTCTAGCTAAAGATAATACAATATCCCCAATCATCAACTTAGAATATGAACCCGCTATATTATCTCCTTCAATAATATCACTTTTAGCACCTGTTCTATTTGCTTGTGATGGTGTTACAATAGGTAAACCTAATTCTGTAGCTAGTCCTCGAATACTAGTGTATATGTCTTCAGTACCTTCTAATCTATCTCGTGATGAATTTTTAAGTAGATCAATATAATCAATATAAATTACATCCGGAACAAATTCATATTGTGTTCTAAGTTGTTCGATATGTTGCTCAATATTGTCTAATGTAGTTTTACCTGCGGGAAATTCTTTAATTTTGATTTTGCCCGGTATTTCATTAGCCATTTTCTCTACTTCTTCACGGTGCATTGTAATTTTATCTACAGGAATACCTAATAAATTTGCATCCATACGCCTTGCTACATAGGTTTCACTTAATTCTAATGTATAATACAATACATTAAATCCTAATTTGGCAGCATGTGTAGCCATATCAATAATAGCCCATGATTTACCACCACCAGGATTACCGAATATGATAACTAATTCACCTTTACCATAACCACCTTGTGTGATATTGTTCATAACAGCCCAAGGAAATGGAATTGGCGATCTATTATCATCACGATATCTAGTTTCAACATCTTTTTCATATTCGTGGCCAATAGATCTTACTTCACCTACTTTAAGTGCATTAAGAATTAGTTGTCTAATAGAATCAAAGTCATTGATACTCAACAAATCAGTAGAAGCAATAATAGCTTTTTTCATTTGTTGATTTCGGCAAAACCCTAAAAATTCGTCTTTAACATATTGAACATCTGTTTGTTCTGATTCTCTGTAGGCTTGAACTAATTGTTCTTTAATAGCGATTTTTAGTACATCGTTTTCTATTTTTTGAACTTCAACCTTAAGAGCTTCCATTGAAGGAACAGTGTGATACTTACTAAAGTATTTTAAAATTTCTTTTATAACCCATTGATGAGATGTGTTTTCAAAATAATCATCACTTAATGATTCAGAAATTGTAATAAGGAAATCTCGGTCTGTTAGTAAAGCACCAATTACTTTTGTTTGGAAAGTAGGTCCGTACTGAGACAGTTTACTCAATGTTGTCATAACTTTTATTTATTTTATTTTTATAAATGTACTACCTTAAGATGAGGGATCCAAAGGTTTCTGCAAGCCAAGCATGCGTATTTCCAATAGAATTTCGCAAACCATCTGCTTCATAAAGCATTACAAATCCTCCAACATTTAATGGAGTGATTTCTTCATTTAATGAATTGATTATATCCTCTTTACTTTCATTTGATATGTTAGGTGTGCGGATATTCATTAATTGATAGTTAATATTTAACTGCTGTTTAGATTCTAGTACGTTTCCATGCATATTTTTAGCTCCTAAATTATTCTCACTTATCTCGTAAATATCATCTAAATCTAATTCATCTTTTCCAGATAAATCAAACATTTTAAGGATTTTTTTAGGTCCTAAACCTCGTATCCCTGGTAAATTATCTGAATTATCGCCTAATAGTGCTTTGTATAATAAAAAATTATTAGGATGTACATTAAATTCGGCTAAAACGTCATCAACTTTATAAGTTTTGCGTTTAGTTGGCGAATATACGTGTACTTTTTCGCTAATTAATTGATAAAAATCTTGATCTGCCGACATAATAGTAACTTCATTACATGTTTCATCATTTTCATAATGTTTTGCTATAAGTCCAATACTATCATCTGCTTCAATCTTATCAATTGATATTAAACTAACAGGAAGTTGTTTTAAATAATGAATTAAACGGGACATTTGTCCGGCCATTGCATCACTTTCATCTTCTTTATCGTCAAACACATCCCAATTCATAATACGGGTAATATTTCTATTTCCTTTATAATCAGGGTATAAATTCTTCTTATTTTGCGTACTACCAGTACCATCAAACACAAGTATTACTCGAGTAGGACGAAATGTTTTGATAGCGTAACCAACACTTCGTAGATAACCAACCAGACCACCTATATGGTGGCCTGCTGGGTTAATTGCATTTATTGTTGAGAAGTTTCTCATAAAAGTATTCATGGAATCTACAACAAGTATTCTGCTGTTTCTAGTTGGTTTGTCTTCTCCTAATGTGCTTATGAGTTGACTTAGAAATTTTTTATCAAACATTAGTTATCATCTATTTCAATCATAGGAGATATGCTTCTACTTTCGTCCCATTCACTGGTATCTTCTACAATTTGTAGATCTTCAGCATTTGTTACTTCACTAAACCATTCGTGAGCATATGTTTTCTTATAATCTTTTACAGCATCATTATCATCTGGTATAAATCCATGAGGTGTTACAATCACTGTTGAAGAAGTCGCTATGCCGCAATCAGCATGGATTTTGTCGATTGCTATTTTAGTACGTTTAGCGAATTCAACCTTTTTACCTTTATGCTGTACATTAATCTTGGAAGTACCGCTATTAGTTACGTTTCCAAATGTAATTACAATTGAAGCATCCCAATACATTGCATTTCCACCTTTGTTTGTCATTCTAGGTTGTGACATCGGTGTTAAAGCCGGTTGTACTCCTGTTTTATTAATTACAAATAATGTATTTGTGTATGGGTATTTTTCTTTACGTGATAATGGAAACTGTTGATTGATAAAATTACCAAATTGAGTAGCCATAGCACCAGCATTCCACATAGGGTTATTATTACCTTGTTTAACACTCATATCACAGGGAATAGATCCAACTGAATCCCAGAGAAATAATAGATCATAAGGTAACTTACCTTTCTTTTGTTCGTCTAATATATCAGCAATAAATGCAGATACATCTTCAATAGTATTCAACGATGATCTATCAACATATAGGAAAAATCCTTTATAATCCATAGTATCACCTGTAACTTCATCAGCAATAGCTTCAACTTCTAATCCCATCTTTTTAGCGTGAGCAAAATCCCATTTCATTTCAGTAATGATAAACACAGGTAATACTTCCAATTGTTGAGCTGACACAGCAGCTTCAATCATTAATGTAGTTTTCCCTGTATCCGAACCCCCACGAGCAATTGTTACATGGCCCATGGGTATTCCTGGAATAGAGAGTGCACTTTGCACGGCTGGGGAGAATGGGATCCATCGTTGTTTTTTAAACTTAGATGATTCCGATAAAAATTTTGATTTTTTAAAACTATCTAAATCAAATGGCTTACCAGGGGACGATTTTATAGCAGCTGATGCCATATCGTTTAAGGTTCTTTTAGCCATAATTAAAATAAGTCGTTAAATTTATCTGCTTTTGGTTGTTTTGTGCTTAAAGTGTAATTAGGCGCTGGTGTTTCTGCTTTAGTCTCCCAAGGCAGATCATTAAGTCCTTCTTCTTCATCTTTAGCAACAATAGGTTCGTCAGTATCATCTTCTTCAGGATTAACCCATTTTTGGAAGATTTCATTTAAGCTTTCATAGGTATGTTTCCTATTAATTGCGAAAATATCTGGTTGTTCGTCTAGATAAAGTTGTAACGCTTCAGCATCATCTGTAATAGGTGTAGTTTTTACTCTTGGTGTAAGAATACATTTTACTACTTTACGACCTGCTACAACATCATCAACTCCTTCAACAATAAAATCACGCCCATCTTGAATGTCCGTAAAATCACCATAATCTTCGTTCATTGCAATATTCATTAATTGGGTGTAAATTTCTTTACCAAATTCCCATAAACGAGCTCCTGATGCTTCTTCACCACGAACAATAACAGGTGCGAATACTCTCATTTTAGGAGTAATCTTTTTAGCCATTTGCCAATGATCCGGATTATCAGATTTACGAAGTTTTTGTGCTGCTTCTAAGATTGGGTCAGCTTCACCCCAATTAGTTAAGGCCAAAATAGGTCCTTTAGTGTAACCATAGTGAAAATAAACTTCACGGAATGGTGTTGACTTGTTAAATTTTGACGGAATAATACGAACTTGGTGTTTTCCCACTTTCGGTTTCCAAAAAATTTTGGAATAGTCAATTTTGTCTTTGGTTTGCCCTTTGCTTTGGAAAGAGTCCAATTTTGATTTGATTAAAGATAAATCCATAACATTTTTTAATTTTAATAATTATAAGTAATATAAATGTACGAAAGGAAAATTAGGAAGCCAAATTAGACTTCAACAATAGTGTGGATTTTTGTATGTACTTTTCTTAAGCCGCCTTCTTGAGTAAGTAAGATAACGTTACGATGGTCAGGCCAGTTTACTTTGTAGTTAGTATCAAGTACACCTTGATTTAGTTCACGAATTAGAGCGTTTAATGCATTAATTGTGTATAAAGTATTAGATTCTTTTTTTCTATGTAGTAATATTGTACTAGGTAATGCATTTTTTGATGTAGTATTCATAACATCAATATTGTAGGTCAAAATCAACTCGTCAGTATCCGGAGAGGATAAAACGAATATTTTATTATATAAAATAGAATAGCGATTTATAAGGGCACCTAGCACTTCATCTAATCGATCGTGTGCAATAAATGTGCAGAATAATTTATTTCCTACCATGTCATTAATAACAATGTCGTTAAATTCATAACTAGTCATAAATATGTAATCTTGTGTCATAACCGTTGTTTTATTTTAAATTATTATAGTTTGTTCCTGCTTTTACTTTAGTTGGATATTTTAAATTTTCCATTATTTCCCCGATTCTATGCGTTTCTTCGCGCGATACATCTATAAGCACGGAGTCATATGTATAAAGTACTATACGCGATTTTAATGGCGCAAATTCGCTAAATAATGCATATATTTGTTCTACGTTTTGCGATGTTTCAAAATTCTGGATGTAATAGTTTAATATTTTTTGAGGGGTTGGGTTTTCAATATCTTTTAAATGGAATGTTTTACCTGAGGGTGTAGTAAATGAGCCTTCATATTGGATTTGGTCCCAAAGACTATCTGTAAACATGTTTACTTCTTTAAAGAATGATTTATCTCTAAGTTCTTTTCGTATACCTCCATATAAATTCTGGAATGTGAGTTCTTTTACCTTAGATATATCCGGTTCGTCAAGTATTTGGGCTATTTGGAGATATACATTAGTATCTTTATTAAAATTGTATCCAACTATATTACCTAATAATCGAGGATGATACCCATTGAAATCAAACTCCATAAATAAATCATTTCCCGGCACAAAACATTCTCGCTCCCCGTTTTCTTTATTTAAGGCAGCATAGTTTATATTATTGAAGGAATTAGAAGGGCGACCAGTAAGAGTATATAAATTATAATTAGTATAAGCTCGTCCTTGTTGGATTGAAAAATGCGGCGTAGGATGGTTTTCATGATATTTAATAAAACATTCGCGATCTAATTTAATGCCTTCTTTTTCAATTTTAAAGAATACATCAATTTGTTTGTTTGTATAATCAGTGTTTTTAACAATATAAGGCTGTATTAGCTCATAAAGTGCTTCACAGTATTCATAATGTTTAGATATAGGAATCAATTCATTAATATTCTTCAATGAACCATGAGTACGATAAAAATCAAACATTAATGTAGGTTCACATTTATCTAAATCAAATTTACCTCCTTTAATAATACTATTTAAAGTTATATCATTTATATCCCCATTTAAGAAATATTTAGTAAATTTAGCATCAATAGCATATAGTTCCTTTTCAGATAAGAATTTTTTAATTGATGACCATTCTAAACTTAATGATTCATTATGATTGATACATAATATATATCCTTTATCATCAAAGGGCTTTACATAAACTAATGATACTTCAGATATAGCGGGATGATAATTATAATTGTTCGATATTATATGAACAAAACATTTATCAAAAGGCGGTAAGAATGGTAATTGAGATTTTTTCTCTATAATGTAAAACATAACCTTATTTATTTATTCGCTAAATGTACGAATAAATTTTTAGGAAACCAAGAAAGTAGCCAATCCAGGCATTTGGTTATTAACTTCCTCTAAAGTTTGAGTGTTAGGGTCGTAAGATATTACCTGGTAGTTAGATGAGGGTTGATTGGCTAGTTGATTGTAAGCGTTTTTATCTATCTCTTTAATTAAAATATTTGATGTACTTAAATCTTTATAAAAATAACGAGTTGATGCCGAACTCATAAGAGAATTTCTCATAGTAGGGATTGAACCCGCAGTAGCTATAGAGGAAGCAGAAGTTGATAGAACATTATAAGTTTCTAATGATTTTGAATTATTATCAAATGTTTTACCTGTAGAGTATTTAGTACCGTTAACTATGTTATATACCCCTGTATAAGGTTTTTGGTCACTTATATAACGTAAAGCAATGTTTTGCCCTATACCAGTACCATTAGTATATAGATTTTCTTGAATTCGGCTTTTTGGTATTGGTCTCATTATTTAAAATCCCCAGCTTTTATACGAGTTAACAAATCTTGAGCAAATTCTACTCTTGCTCCAACTTCAATAGCATTTAATACATCATCATACGTTGTAGCAGCTCCTTTAGTTATACCACCAAACCTTTCATAAGCCGCAGCCGCTGCTATAGCGGATTCTAGGTCTGTTGAATTTTTTAATTTAGTTCCTGCAGCTTCTTCACTACTAATTAGTTCAGATTGAACAAAATTAAGTTGAGTTTCTAATGTATTATAATTTGATTTAGCTTTAAGATTAGTTTTTCTAGCCCCTAACCACTGGGCTATACCTATAGCTCCTATACTATTTGTAATACCAGGGTTAAGTTGAGATTCTTGAAGAAATCCTCCAACTAAAGCTGCTATTTGGTAATCTTGATATCCTTTACTTTGGAAAAAGTTAATTGCTGTTTTTAAATTAGTTTGATCAAAAGCACTAGTATTTACTCCAATAATAACACGTCGATTACCAATATTAATAGATATTGTTCCTGGGTATTGGTTATTATCCCATTGTTTCCAGACTGCTGCACTTTTAGCGTTTTCAAATACCACAGGATAAGCACTTAATTCTGTGGTCCAGTCATTTCCTGAAAGTTGGTGTCCTAGTCTAGTTACAATATATGCAATTTCTCGGTTACCTATGTTTTTGTATCCTTTAGGTATAATGTCTTGGTTAATTTTAAATAAATTTCCTATAATTATACCACCAATACCATCTAAAGTAATAGTTAATTCTGTTGGTATAATAGTTTTAAATCTGTTTTGTGGGTCAAATCTATCTAAATTAGATAAAAAATCTTTATAAGCAAAATCTAACCCACCATAAGCATAATTAAAATCATCAATAACTGATTTGTTATTTATATATTGAAAATAATTATATATTTTGGTTAGAAAAGGTAAAAGAAATGTGGCAGGACTATTAGGTTTATTAGGGTCATTTAACGCTATAGAAGAATTAAAATCTTTTTTAGGTATTAATCTATCAGAAATACCTTCATTCCATGCAACTAAAGTAGCATTATCATATCCTAACTTTCCTATACCAGTAGCATCTTGAGCAGATATTGCTATAATAGAACCCATTTCTGGGAATATTTTGGATGAAAATTTATAGTCTCGGACTACTGAGTTTAAGTTATGTATCTCTAATTGAAAAAGTTGAGTTGTAGTAGCTCCAGTAAAATTAATATCAATAATTCTACCTATAGCATTTCGATTATCTACTTGAATATCAAAATTATTTATATTTCCTAAACTATTTTGAACATCTCGCATAATACCTTGAATATAGTCTCGTATAGAAATAGTATTTTTATTTTGAGTATCATTAGAAGCATGATTTTTAGAAATTGCTTGTTCGTACAAATAGTTTAAATTAACATATATATTTGAAATATATCCTAATTGTTTTGAACTACCATTATTATCTTCTAAAAAAGGTAATGTATCTTTAGATGAAGTAGTTGCGGCCGCCGCCGCTACTTGGTTAGCTACTTCTGGGGCTTGGGTTGTTAGTATCTGTTTGAGTCTATTGTCGAGAGATACTTTAGAAAGCTTTTTTTGAATAAGATTTAAAACTCCCTGTTTATCCCACTGTTTTGTAGGATTTTGAAATTCTCGTACCAAAAAATCAGTATCAAAAGGATCGTCATTTTTTAAAAAACCAAGTAGCGAAGTATTCTTAGTGATCTCTCCATTTGTGTTATATTCATACAAAAATAAATCATCATATACATCTGAGTTGGTAGGGCCGAAGATACTTAATAAATCAATTGTGTCATTATTAGAGGTTGATGTTGGGTTATAAGTAAAGGTTTTACCATTTTCAAAAATATAAGTATATTGAAGGACATTTGAAGTAGACGAAGTTCCTGTATCAACGTTATTAATGTTAGTTGTTTTTTGTTCAATTTTTATATCTTTTATTGAATCTATAAGATCTTTTGCTAATGTAT